AGGCAACTTCCCGCGAATGACGAGGAGCTTTCTCTGTATATGCAGATTAACTACAAGCCTTCAATAGAGATTGCGCAGGAAGAAGCTCTGTCTACAATACTTGAAGAGAATGACTATGCTCACTTGAGGAAGCGTTTGGACTATGACCAAACTGTTTTGGGTGTAGCAATCAGCAAACATCAGTTCCTCCCCGGAGATGGGGTAAAGATTTCATACTGTGACCCTGCAAATGTTGTTCATAGTTACACAGAAGACCCTTATTTCAAAGATTGTTTTTATTGGGGCGAGATAAAAACTGTTCCCCTTACTGAGCTGTACAAGATAGACCAAAGTCTTAATAAAGAAGACTTGGAAAAAATATCTCAGTACAGTCAATCTTGGTATGACTACTTCAATGTCTCTCAGTTTTATGATGATGACATTTTTTTCAGAGACACCTGTACTCTTTTGTACTTCAATTACAAGTCCACAAAGAAGATGGTGTACAAGAAGAAGATGCTTGACAACGGGGGTGAGCGTGTGATTGAGAAGGATGACCAATTCAATCCTCCTGAAGAGATGATGGAGGAGGGCAACTTTGTCAAGATGGAGAAGACCATTGATGTTTGGTATGATGGCATTATGGTCATGGGGACTAATATGATTCTCAAGTGGGAGATGATGAAGAACATGGTTCGACCAAAGTCTTCATCTCAACACGCTTTGCCAAACTATGTGGCCTGCGCTCCCCGTATGTACAAGGGCAGGATTGAAAGTGTTGTTCGGAGGATGATTCCGTTTGCTGATTTGATTCAGCTTACGCACTTAAAACTTCAGCAGGTTATTGCTCGTACAGTTCCTGATGGTGTTTTTATTGATGCTGATGGCCTGAGCGAAGTTGACTTAGGCAATGGTGGTACTTATAATCCTGAAGATGCTTTGAGGCTGTACTTCCAAACAGGTAGTGTGGTTGGACGAAGCTACACTCAGGATGGTGACTTTAATCAGGCGAGAGTTCCTATACAGGAGCTGAGTAAAAACTCAGGAGCTGCAAAAACTCAAATGCTGATTGGTAACTACAATCACTACTTGAATATGATTAGAACTGTTACGGGTCTTAATGAGGCTCGCGATGGTTCTACTCCTGACTCTAGGGCTTTGGTTGGTGTTCAGAAGTTAGCTGCTCTTAATTCAAACACAGCAACTCGTCACATCCTTGATGCGACTTTGTATATGTTTAAGCGTATGTCTGAGGGCTTGTCTTACAGGATTGCCGACATTCTTGAGTATGCAGACTTTAAAGATGACTTTGCAAATAAAATAGGCAAGTACAATGTTTCAATTCTTAACGACACTTCTGACCTCTATATCTACGACTTTGGTATCTTTTTGGAAGTGGCTCCGGACGAAGAGCAAAAAGCTCAGCTTGAAGCCAATATTCAAATGGCTTTATCGAAAGGTGACATCAATCTTGAAGATGCTATCGACATTCGAGAGCTAAAGAATACTAAGCTTGCAAATCAACTGCTGAAGGTTAAGCGAATCAAGAAGCAGGAGATGGACCAACAGAATGAGATGAATAAGCAGGCGATGGTATCGCAACAGCAAATGCAATCTCAACAGATGGCTGCGCAAGCTGCTATGCAAAAGATTCAAGCAGACACTCAGGCTAAGATGGAAATCAAAAGAGCTGAAGCTGCTTTTGATATTGAAAAAATGAATAACGAGGCAAACCTGAAAAGACAGCTTATGGCTGAAGAGTTTAACTACAACCTTCAGTTGGCTGCTATGCAAGGCAAGTCTTTGAGTGATAGAGAACAATCTCGTGAGGAGGCTAAGGCAAAAAGAATTAGCCAACAGAACACCGAGCAGTCTAAACTTATTGAGCAGAGGAAGAACAATCTACCTCCAATCAACTTTGAATCTAACGAGGATAGCTTAGATGGTTTTGACCTTGCTGAGTTTTCTCCAAGATAATGTCATAAATTTGCATTAAATCTAACTACAATGGACATTAAAGTAAGAGAAGTCACAGGCGAAGAAAAGTCTGCGGCTGAGATGGAACAAGAAGTGCTTGATAAGGCGGAAGAGAATAGTGTCGTCGACGACACAATTCAAGAAGCTGAAGAAAGTAAAGAGGAGGTTGTTCCTGAGTTGAAAGAAGAAGATGTGCTGTCATACATCAAGAACAGGTACGACAAGGACATATCGTCTTTCGATGAGTTGATGCAGGAGAAGAAAGAAGCTCCTGAGCTTCCTGAAGATGTTGCGACTTACATGAGGTTTAAGCAGGAAACAGGAAGAAGTTTTTCTGATTTTATAAGAACTCAAGAAGAGTTTGATGAAAAGACTGAAGACGAAAGGCTGAAAGAATATCTTTTGGCTACTGAAAAGGGAATAGACAGAGACGACCTTGAGGTCATCATGGAAGAGTATTCATACGATGAAGACTTGGACGATGATGATGACATTAGGAAAGTCAAGCTGAAGAAAAAGAAAGCGGTTGCTCAGGCGAAGGATTGGTTCAATCAGAACAAGGAGCAGTACAAGGTGAAACTTGAGTCAAGTTCATCTGTCGTTCCGGAAGCTGATAAGGAGCAGTACGAAGCCTATCAACAATATATGAAGGAGGCAAAGACGTTCGAGGAGGAGAATCAAAAGAAGCGTGAGTATTTCGTTAAGAAGACTGACGAGGTTTTCAATAGTGACTTCAAAGGTTTTGATTTTACTGTTGGAGATAAAAACTTCACTTTCTCAACCGGTAGCGCTACTGAGACGAAGGATGCCCATTTAGATTCAATGTCCTTTGTAGGAAAGTATTTGGATGAACAAGGGCTTATCAAAGACTCAGTCGGATACCACCGAGCGTTGGCTGTAGCGTTGAACCCTGAAAAGTTCGCGAAGTTTTTTTATGAGCAAGGGCAGGCAAATGCCGTTGATGACACAATGCGTAAGATGAAAAACGTAGATATGTCAGAAGCAAGAAAAGCTCCTGAAAGCAGTCGCAGCAAAGACGGGTTGACAATACGCGCTGTTCCTTCAGACTCCGGGCGCGGACTTAAAATACGCAGCAAGAAAAGTTAACGAGACTAAAAAAATAAAAAATGTCTGTACTATCTACGCCGGGCTTTAATCTACAGCCCGCACCACAGAAGCTTACGCTTCCGACAAACTACATTACTAGCTTTGATTTCTTGAATCAGTATCTGCCTGATACTTATGAAAAGGAGTTTGAGCGTTATGGTAATCGTTCTGTCTCTGCTTTCCTCCGTATGGTAGGAGCTGAGATGCCAACCACTTCTGACCAAATCAAATGGGCAGAGCAGGGTCGTCTGCACATTAAGTATACCAATGTTGAGGCTTTGGGGGCTGCTGCTGATGATTCTGCAAATTTTGACATTGATGACACTCTCAACCCTACTTCAAATCCATTGGGGACTAATGGCGTTGCGATTCGTGTTGGTCAAACTGTTATGATTGTTGCAAATGATGGTAGTGGAGCTAACAAGGGTATTGTAACTGCAACGAATGTTGGAGGCAATGCAGAGCGTATTACTGTTGGCTTCTACGAAGCAGGCGGTCAGGTTATGGCTGTAAATACAATTTGCACTCTTTTCGTTTATGGTTCTGAGTTCAAGAAAGGAACAGCTACAATGGCTGACACTCTTGAGGCCAATGACGAAATCTTCGACAACAATCCTATCATTATGAAGGACACCTATACTGTTACAGGTTCCGACATGGCGCAGATTGGTTGGATTGAAGTGACTACTGAGAATGGTGCTTCAGGATACCTGTGGTACATGAAGTCTGAGCATGAGACTCGTCTCCGTTTTGAAGACTACATGGAAACTTCTTTGCTTGAAGCTGTTCCTGCTGAAACTACAGGAAACTCTTCAGGTGCTGCTACCGCAGGATTTAAGGGAACTAAGGGTGTTTTCTACGAGGTAAACAATCGTGGTAATGTCTTTGGTGGTGGGTATCCAACTACTCTTTCTGACTTTGACGACATCATCTCTCGCTTGGATAAGCAAGGTTCTATTGAAGAAAACGTACTCTTCTTGAATCGCGAGTCTTCATTCGCTATTGATGATATGCTTGCTGCTCAGAACTCTTACGGAGCCGGAGGTACTTCTTACGGTCTGTTTGACAATGACGAGCAAATGGCTCTGAACCTTGGGTTCTCAGGATTCCGTCGTGGTTATGACTTTTACAAGTCTGATTGGAAGTACCTGAACGACCCCACTATGCGTGGAGGATTGAGCGAAGGATGGTCAGCAGGTGCAACTAGCGCACAGACTATTGCCGGACTGCTTGTCCCCGCAGGTTCTACAACTGTATACGACCAAGTTCTTGGCAAGAACGCTAAGCGTCCTTTCTTGCACGTTCGTTATCGTGCTTCTGAAACTGAGGACCGTCGTTACAAGACATGGATTACAGGCGGAGCCGGTGGAGCCATGACCTCTGACGTTGACGAGATGAATGTTAACTTTTTGACCGAGCGTGCTGTTTGTGTCATGGGAGCTAACAACTTCTTCTTGTTCCGCTACGGAGCGTAATCAGTTGAGTGATTAAGGGGGCGAAAGTCGCCCCCTTTTTATTTTTAATAAAGTGAAATGAAAAAAGCAGAGTTCAAGGACAAGGTGTATCGCCTTAAATCAAGCAAGGCTCCTATGTCCTACATTCTTCCAACGCGCCATACTCGCGCTTACCCTCTTACATATTTCGATGAAAAGACGGGTGTAAACAAGCCTCTTAGGTATTCAACCAATCAGAAGACTCCATTTATGGATGAGCAGGATGGTGAGGCTATTCTTGCTCCTGTTGTTTTTGAAAGAGGTATGCTTCGTGTTCCTAAGCAGAATCAAATTCTTCAATACTTTCTTTCTCTTCACCCTCAGAACGGGACAATTTTCGAAGAGGCTGATGGTGAAAAGGATGCTCAGGAAGAGCTAGACATTTTGAATATAGAGGTTACTGCTTTGTCTGAAGCTCAAGGCCTTGATATTGAAAGTCTTGAAATGGTTTATCGCCTTCTGTTTGGAAAAGACCCTCAGCGGGTTACTACTGCTGAGCTTAGGAGAGATGTTCTTGTGTATGCAAGAAACAATCCTGAAGGATTCTTGGATGCTTTGAATGACCCTGAGAATGAATACTTAGCTCAGATTCAATCTTTCTTTGATGCAAACATTCTTTCGACTAGAAGGAATGGGACTGAGGTTTGGTTTAGTACCAAAGGAAATAAAGGAAAGATGCTCAACGTACCTCATGGAATGAACATGAATGTCGTTGTTGCAGATTATCTGAAGTCAGATGAAGGCATCGAAGCTTTGAAACACCTAGAAGCTGAGATGGAAAAGCAGTAAGTGCTTATTCCTTTGTAATTTAAAGAGGCCTACGGGCCTCTTTCTTTTTTGTAATTTTGCATGATAACGCTTGTGGTTTATGATAAATTCAGTAAGGCAGACTGTTCTTTCAATTCTTAACAAGAACAACTACGGGTACATTACTCCTGCCGATTTTAATCTTTACGCAAAGCAGGCGCAGCTAGAAATATTTGACGAATACTTTTATCAGTACAATTACCAACTGAATAAAGAGAATGCTCGTCAGTCGGGTACTGACTATGCAAACATTGCAAGGGGGCTTGCTGAAGTCATTGACACCTTTTCAGTTACAAAGGCTTTAAAGAAAACTGTAGCTTCTGTGCCTGCATACAACAACACTTTTTATTTACCAAGCATAACAAGTACGGGAGAAGACTACTATCTTATTAATAAGGTACTTGTCTATACATCTTTGCTTGCAAGTGGAAATGGAAGGAATGGAGGGGTTGAAAAGAAATTAAATGATGGCTCTGCAAACTTTACAGTTGCAGGAGTTTCTGTTGGAGATATTGTTGTAAATACCAATGATGAGACGTTTGCTTATC